GAGAGTGGGCTCAATCCGAAGAACCTCCAGAACACATATGAAAAGAAACTCGGGTACACAGACGTAACCTACACCGCCGCCGTGGATAACGGAACATACACCAATTTCGTCCGGGACAGCGCAGGCTATGGTTTGTGCCAGTGGACATACTGGACACGGAAACAGGCCCTGTACGCCTTCTGCAAGGCCATAGGAGCGTCCATCGGAGACCTTGATGCCCAGCTCAGATTCCTCATGAAAGAGCTCTCAGAGAGCTTCAAGAGCGTCCTGGGGGTGCTTATGACCACGGCATCTGTGCGGGAGGCGTCTGACATTGTGCTACTCCAGTTTGAGCGTCCGGCGAAAATGAACGACCCCACTGTCCAACAGAAGCGGGCTGGGTATGGGCAGACCTATTACAACCAGTTCTCCATTACGGTGGCTGAGAAAGGAGATGGCGTGAAAATGAAGTATACCTCAGCAAATCCTCCCATGAAGTGTTTCATGCGGCAGAGTTCATGGTACAAGAGAACTGGCAAAGTTCCCGTCCGTGGTGTTCTGTGGCACTCTACCGGTGCAAACAACGCAACTTTGAAGCGTTATGTTCAACCAGATGACAATGCAGCAGACAGAGCCAAAATGCTTGAGTTGATTGGCGTGAACAAAAACAACAACGACTGGAATCGTGAGGGTCAATGGGTAAAGGGCGAATGGGTTCCTCTTAAAGCCGGTGTTCACGCATTTATTGGCAAACTTGCCAACGGAGATGTGGCGACGGTTCAGGCTGGTGACTGGGACAAGAAAGCCTGGGGTTGTGCTTCCGGGCCAAAGGGTTCATGCAACAACGGCTGGATTCAGTTTGAAATCTGTGAGGACAATCTGAAAGACCCTGTTTACTTTGAGAAGGCTTACCGTGAAGCAGTTGAGTTGACAGCATACCTGTGCAGGCTTTACAACCTCGACCCGCAGGGGACAGTTACATATAACGGTGTTAAAGTACCTGTTATCCTGTGCCACCAGGACAGCTATCAACTCGGACTTGGCTCGAACCATGGTGACGTTCTGCATTGGCTCCCAAAGTACGGGAAGAGTATGCAGACTGTTCGTGACGATGTCTCTGCTTTGCTGGCAGGGACGAATATCAGCAATGAGGAGGATGATGACATGGACGTAGCACGTTTCAAGGAACTCTGGGGCGAGATGCGCAAGGAGCTCCAGGACAATGACAGCAGCAAGTACAGCGAAGAGGCTCGTGCCTGGGCGACTTCCACCGGTCTGATTGCAGGTAACGGTACAGAAATCAATGGCGAACCCAACTATATGTGGGCTGATGTGCTCACGAGAGAGCAGTTCGTCACCGTGCTGTACCGCTTTGCGAAATTGATGGGCAGGGCGTAATCCATGACTATCAAGATTGAGCGAGGGCGAAAGAAACCCAGACGGCGCAAGAAGAAGCGCCAGTCTATCGGGTTCACCAATAAACTCGCTCTGTACCTTATGCTGTTTCTGGCAGCAGGTCTTGCGGGTGGATTCATCCTCGCCTGGAAAAGTATCGAGTTTCAGTATATGGGCGCTCTGGCGTGCTTCACCGTGGTGTTTACCCCGGTGGGCACCGCCATCGGCATCGTGCTGAACAGCATTGTGCGCAAGAGCGAACATGAGAACACGAGTGCTGACGGCGAGGGAATCAAGTATGCCGCTGCAAAGGCGGCGGGATTTTTACAAGAGGATGCGGGTGTTGAGGATAGCCCCGCAATCTGACAATGGGAGTCGCTGCAATGGTGGTTCCCACATGATATACGGAGGAATATATGAAAAAAGGTGTTGAGTATCGGGATGTAGCAAAAGAAATCGTTGACCTTCTGGCCAAATACGAAGCCACCGTCAAAGATGTTAGGTATATCTTAGGGTGGCTGGACGATGAGATGAGGGTACAGCCTGTTCAAGAATCTGCGGACTGATTGTATTTTTCGACTGCTTCCATCGCCTCGTTATATTTTGGCAGGAAGTCCCCCATCAGTGCGTCTGCCGTGCTGTAATAACCGAGGCTGTGTCCCAATTTTTGCAAAGCCCATTCTGTAGCGAGTTTTTGTGCTGTCGAATCCGAGATTTTGTATTGCATGATATCAAGCTCCCTACATTTGATGATACAGCAATGATACCACAGCATGAGCTATAAATCAACATGTTTGAAGGGTATAATCGCCCTTTTACAATTTGAGAGGAGGAGTGACTATGAATATGGAGTGGCTGCAACTCATTGTATCCGTTCTTGCGGGTCTGGCGACTGCCATTCCTCTGGCTATCAAGCTGGTGGAGTATGTCCAGAAGGCTGTGAAGGAGAAGAACTGGGGCAAGGTGCTGGACATGGTAATGAAGTACATGGCAACCGCCGAGGAGAAGTTCGACAATGGGGCTGACCGTAAGGAGTGGGTGCTGGCTATGGTCAAGGCATCTTCTGAGACGGTCAACTACGACATCGACATGGAGGTTATCAGCAAACTCATCGATGACCTGTGTAGGATGAGTAAGACGGTCAACGCCCCTGTGGAAGCTGGAGAGGCAGGTGAGTAAACTATGAGCATTCAGGAAATTCTGGCAAGCTCCGGCGGCGCTCTGGTCATCCTGATAACGCTGGTGCAGATTGCGCCCATCAAGGTCAACCCGTGGTCTGCTATCGGGAAGATGATTGGGAAGGCGCTGAACGGTGACGTGATTGCAAAGCTGAATGAGGTGCAGGGCCGTTTGGACGAACATATCCGCATCGACGATGAGCGTAATGCAGATGCACACCGAGTTCAAATCCTGCGCTTCAACCGGGAGCTTTTGCAGGACAACATCCCCCATACACAGGAGGATTTCATTGAAGCACTTTCCGAGATTGACTTCTATGAGCGCTACTGTAAAGAGCACCCGGAGTACGAGAACAACCGGGCAGTGTTGGCGATTCAGAACATTGAACGAGTATACAGCGAGATGCTGGAAAGGCATAACTTTGGCAATGCCTGAAAATAAAAATAGGAGAGTTACTTGCGGTTGCAGGTAGCTCTCCTTCTTTTTACGCTTTACTCATTCGTTTCAATATCTCAACCTCAACACGTTCTTTCTCCTTGGTCCATTTCTTCTCGCTAATATTCTGCAAGCCGTTTGCAGCCTTCGTAATTCGCACATTGCATCGGGCAAAGTAATTGATAAGGTCTTTATCTGTGAGTGCCTTCAAATCTTTAATTATTGCATATGCCATACACTATCCTCCATCTATTGGTATACCTAACTTTGTTGATATCGGTGGTTTTCATTTCTATCTCCTTTTGTGGTTGTACGCTTACAACATCATTGATAATGATTTTACCACAAATCAATGCTCTTGTAAATGAACAACTGAATATGTACACGCCCAAGTTTTCAACGTTTTCATGGGCGTAGAAAGTCATTGTACCTTGATTGTATAGCTTTAGCAAAACAATCAGCTTACAACGTCAGATTTTCCAGGTAATCTGCACGTCTCCTCGGCCTACCCGAATATTATCAATCAGCGCATCTACGACTGTCAGTTTGTCGTCCATGTCGATTCTCTCCCAGTCGTTTATATACCCACTGATGGTTTCCATGTTCCGTTTTCCATACATCTCTGCTGACATTTGAGCGATTTGCTCCCGGACATTCTTCTTCTCCTCGTCGAGGGCGTCAATCCGCTCATTGATATATTCCATCGTCGCCGGACTCGCAGACACGATTTTGTCTATGAGCGTGGCGATTTCTTTTTCAATCTCGTCAGCCCGGACTTTCAACTTAGTCAGCTCAATGGGGTCTCCCTGCCGCTCTTTTACCGAGAGTTCGGTGAACTCAGCCAGCTTTCTCCGCATCTCGTCGAACACGATGTCCTCAATATCCGAGGCTTGGACAGCTCCAATGCCGTCACAGGAAGCGGAGACATACTTGGTGCTGCATACATAGTACCGAGCCGGAACAGTGCGTTTCCGGGGGTATGCTCTCAGAGACAGAGCGTGCCCACAGTGAATACACTTTATCTTCCCGGCGAGCCAGGTGTTTTTGGCCTTGACCGGCTTTGCAATCTGGCGCACATTCAAGCATTTCCTCCGGCACCGAAGCCATGTATCCGAGTCAATACACCCCTCATGCGGAGCGATAACCAGCACCTGACCATCAAGGCAAATGGCTTTCCTTTGTGTAGCCTTGTCCCCGGTGTAGAGGTAGGCACCATTAGTGCCAATGAACTGAGAAACATCGTTGACCACCTCGGTTCCCTGGGCTCGGAAGAACTCGTATACATCTGCATCGGCCTTAACATATACCGGGTTAGTGATGATGTCACGCACTCTCATCCGACTGAAGTTGTGGCCCGACTGGTTCTTTATCCCGTGAGTGCTCAAGTATTTGATAACGTCGGAGAAGGATGTCTGCGGCTGCGAGTACAGAGCATAGATGAGCTTGACAATCTGTATCTGCTCTGGGATGGGGCGATACATACAGGTCTTGATTCCGTCCATAACGATGTTCTCAAGCTCATATCCATACGGCACTCTGCCGCCCATGTAGAACCCCTTTCGGCTGCGAGAGCGATATGCGTCGATGACACGCTGCTGGATGGTCTCGCGTTCAAGCTGGGCGAAAACCATGACTATCATCAGCATAGCCTTTCCGATGGGGGTTGAGGTATCGAACCGTTCTGTGATGGACACAAACTCGACGCCATACTTCTGGAGCTCGCTGATGACGTTGGCGAAGTCGAGCACAGACCGGCTGATACGGTCGAGTCGGTACACGATAATACGACCAACACCACCAGCCCTGACCTCGGCCATCATCTCCTGAAAGTCTGGACGCTCTGTGTTCTTGCCGCTATAACCCTTGTCACGAAATACCTTGTGCTGGTTGTTGCCAACCTCACGCAGACACAACTCGATTTGGCTCTCGATAGAGATGCTGTCCTCCTTGTCTACAGACTGGCGGGCATAAATGAAATCTACCATCTTACATACCTCCACTATTTCTTCTTGGACTGGTACTTGCTAAAGACGGCGTACAGCACTTTCTCTATATAGTTCTTGAGTTCCTGCCGGTCGTCTTTATGTATGATGGGGGTATGATTGGTGATGGCGTACTCATTGCCGTAGTAGACAGCGTTGATTTTTTCTGTCGAATATTTAATGGAAATCACCTCCTACCCATAGGCAGAAAAACAAAAAAAGGGCTGGCACGAAGCCAGCCCTATACTCAGTCGAAAATCAAAGATACCAGGAATCCGATAACAACAAGCAGAACCGGAATCCACAGCGGGGCCAGAACCCAGCCCCATCCCCAGTTGATAACCCCGATGAGTTTCAGCACGATGAAAACAATGAGGAGAACGTCCCAAGTGCTCAGACCAGAACGGCTGGAGCTGTCATATCTGCTCATGTCCTCACCTCGTCCCCGTGCTGCCAATGCCGCCCCGGTCGCTGTTACCCAGAGTCTCAACGGCAACGAAGTTCAGGGTGGGCTGATGCTCCACGATGCGGAACTGGCAGATGCGGTCACCAGCGTGAATGACCGTGTCCCTCATGGCGATGGCCGGGAAGTACCACTGGTCATTGTCCCCACAGTAGCTCTCGTCAAACATCCCCATATGGTTGGCCTGGATGACGCCGAAATTCTTGTATGTAGAGCTACGGGGAATCATGTGTGCTTCGTAGCCAGCAGGGAGCTGCATGGCGACGCCCAGTGGAATGAGTTTGAACTCACCCTGCTTCAGTTCCACGTCCTCAGCGGCCCGCAGGTCAATCCAGTCGGACTTGCCGCCGATGTATTCCAGCTTACCCACCTTATCGCTCAGATAGCGAACCTTGATTGTCTCAGTCATATAGAAAATCCTCCTTATTATCTCTTCCCGACCGCCAGCTCGGCGGCCTTTAACGTGTTTTCCAAAAGGGATGTGACGGTCATAATCCCAACGCCGCCCGGAACAGGGGTGATGGCGTCAGCCTTCCTGACAACATCATCAAAGCACACATCCCCAACGAGCTTCCCCTCTCTATTCCGGTTGATGCCCACATCAATGACGATTGCATCCTGCTTCACCATGTTCGCCGTTACAAATCCAGCCTTTCCAACGGCAGAAATCAGGATATCCGCACGGCTTGTGATGCCTGCGAGGTCTTCGGTGTGAGAATGGCACAGTGTGACCGTGGCGTTCTTTTGAGTAAGCATAATTGACATGGGTTTCCCCACAATATTGCTCCTGCCAATGACGACGCAGTTTGCGCCAGACACAGAGCCGCAGACATTATCCAAGATGGTCATGATGCCGCTCGGGGTACATGGGGCGAAGTCGTATGCGCCAAGCACAAGCCTGCCAAGATTGGTGGCAGTCAGCGCATCCACATCTTTCTCCGGCGGGATTTGAGCAATGACTTTGTTTGTGTCGATGTCAGAGGGGAGCGGAAGCTGAACAAGAACACCATGCACATCCTGTCGTGTCACAAGTTCACCGACCGCATTGATATCGGAATACATCTCGAAGCCAAACCCAACCTCCTCACAAGCCCTGCGCTTGTTGCGGACATACACCCGAGAGGCTGGGTCGTCAACGGCGAGGATTACCGCAAGAGTTGGCGTGATGTCAAGCTCTGCGGCTTTCCTCTTGATTGCATCCCGTTTGGCCTGAGAAATCGCCTTGCAATCAATTACCATGCGCTCTCCTTAACTCCGAGTCCGTTTCCAGAAGTTCTTCATCTTGTAAGAGGAGTCTTTCGTAACATCCGCCGTGAAACACGGGAGTGGTTCAAAATTCTCAGCGGCTTCTACGCTCGGGAACTCGACCTCTGCATACATGAACTCGGTATCACGTCCCTTGTCAACGTGAGAGCATTCCAGCTCTAATCCGCCAGGGAGCTGATAGATACGAAACTCCTTCGTGATGAAGGGCTGTGCAACCATCTCTGCCAGGGCATAGAAGTGCTCTGTGGTAATGGGGATTTCGACCTCCTGCCGAACCAAATCCCCATTGGACTTGATGGCGAGGAAGTGTGTAGCGTCTCGACCATCTTCTACATTACGCCGGATTCTTACCTCGGGGTCGATGGACAGGTATGCTTGATAAACCGCTTTCTCCTCTTTCAGAGGAAGGTCGGTCGGGAAGGATTTGAGCAGGAATTTCCGCTCGATTTCTGCAAACTGATTTGGCATATGCACACTCCTTTGATTCGGATTGCCGCTGGGTCAGCGGCGCTTGAAGATAGCGGCCACAGCGGTGAGACACAGGCCAAGACCAGCCAGAGCCAGGGCGGCGTCAGCGAAAGTCGGCCCGTCCGCAGTGAAGTCAATCTCGCTGGTCAGCAGCTCACCATCTTCGCAGGGGCAGCTTTCGCACGGGTCGGCATGAGGATTGGTGATGGTTTCGCTGATGGTCATACTGGTCAGATTGCCGTCTTTGTCGTACTCATAGTGGGTATCACGAACGATGGTTTCTTTGTTGTCCATGGTAATTCTCCTTCTAATTTTGATATGTAACGACAGAGCCAGCCCGCAGGCTGGCCTGTACGTCAATGACACGCTGATTTGCGGAGCCTCGCCAGACCAACTTTCGGTCGGCCAGCTCCTGCTTGAATGGGCCATCTACAACTACATTGCAGTCGGCTACCAGGAACTTCTGGAATTGATGCCGCGCATCACGGCATGGCAGAGAGAATATGTCCTCCCAGGTGTATCCAGTCCATAACCATACCGTTTTGCCCCTGTACCGTACTCGGTTGCAAAGCATAGACAAAGTTATTAGACCACATTCGTCTTGGCACAGCGGGTCTCCTCCGAGAATTGAGAGCCCAGATATCGTAGGTTCAGACACCATAGCCATGATTGCTTCCTCTGCCTGGGAGTCAAAACGCCCACCGTATTCAAAATTCTGTGCCTCCGGGTTGAAACACCCCGGACAATGGAAGTCACAACCGCTCACGAAGAGGGAGACTCGAACTCCCTCTCCGTTTGCGATATCATTGTTACGAATTGCAGCATAATTCATTTTGGGATATCAGAATCCTTTCGCAAGAATTCATAATCGGGCCTCGATATGCGTGTGACCCCATCTTCTTTCAAAATTTGGGAGCAAGAACCACCAAGATGGACGTACCGCTGCTTGATTTCCTGCGTCCGACCCTGATTCCAATCATTCAGGCCGATGTAGCCACAGGTGCGGCGGGCGATGTTCATCTTGCTTTTGTCGGTGTTACCACAGTTGGGGCAGCGCCAAATCAGCTTGCCATGCTCATTCTGGACAATCTCAATCTCCTTATCCCAACCACAGCACTGGCAGTAGTCGGACTTGGTATTGAGCTCGGCGTACATGATGTTGTCGTAGATATACCGCAGTACGGTCATGACCGCCGGGATGTTGTCGGAGAGGTTGGCAATCTCGATGTAGCTGATAGCGCCGCCGGGGGAAAGCTGCTGGAACTCAGCTTCAAACTTCAATTTGGTGAAGGCGTCAATCTCCTCGGTGACGTGGACATGGTAGCTGTTGGTGATGTATCCCTTGTCTGTAATGCCCTCGATGACGCCAAAGCGCTTCTGGAGGCACTTGGCGAACTTGTAGGTGGTGGACTCGATGGGCGTGCCATACAGGCTGTAGTCCATGTTCTCAGCGGCCTTCCACTGCTTGCACTTGTCATTCATGTACTGCATGACATCCAGTGCAAACTGCTTGGCCTCCGGGTCGGTGTGGCTCTTCCCGGTCATAGCCTTGACGCACTCGTACAAACCGGCATACCCCAAAGAGATGGTGGAATACCCGCCGTAGAGGAGCTTGTCAATGGTCTCGCCCTTCTCCAGCCGGGCCAGAGCGCCATGTTGCCAGTGGATGGGAGAGGCATCGGAGAGAGTGCCGACCAGCCGCTCATGCCGGAGCTGCAACGCACGATGGCACAGTTCAAGGCGCTCATCAAAAATCTCCCAGAACCTGTCGAAGCCGCCGCCAGCGGACAACCCGACATCCGGGAGATTGATAGTGACCACACCCTGGTTGAAGCGGCCATAATACTTGGGTTTGCCGTTCCCGTCCAGATAGGGGGTCAGGAAGGAGCGGCATCCCATGCAGGTGTAGCAGTGGCCATCGCCGTTGGCGTCTACCTTGTTCTCAAGCATCTTCTTCTCGGAGATGTAGTCAGGAACCAGACGCTTGACGGAGCACTTGGCGCACAGTTCGGTCAGATAGTAGTAGGGAGTGCCGGGCTCAATGTTGTCGTCCTCCAGTACATAGATGAGCTTGGGGAAGGCCGGGGTGACCCAGATACCCTTCTCATTCTTCACGCCCTCCATGCGCTGCTTCACGACCTCCTCAATAATCATGGCGAGGTCATGCTTGGTCTGAGGGTCGTTGACCTCGTTGAGGTACATGAACACGGTGATGAATGGGGCCTGTCCGTTGGTGGTCATCAATGTGATGACCTGATATTGGATAGTCTGGACGCCACGCTTAACCTCCTCCCGAACGCGGCCTTCGACAATATCGAAGATGACGGACTCTACATCGTCACAGCCTGCGTCCAGAGGGATGGTCTTGAACTCATCCTCAACTTCCTTGCGAATCTTCCGCCGGGACACGTCCACAAAGGGAGCGAGGTGCGCCAGAGAGATAGACTGGCCGCCGTACTGGTTGGAGGCCACCTGGGCGATGATTTGGGTGGCAATGTTGCAGGCGGTGGAAAAGCTGTGGGGCTTCTCAATCAGGGTGCCAGAGATAACGGTGCCGTTCTGGAGCATATCCTCCAGGTTGACCAGACAGCAGTTGTGCATACGCTGGAGATAGTAGTCGCTGTCGTGGAAGTGGATGATACCTTCCTCATGGGCTTTGGTGATTTCCTCCGGCAGAAGGAGCCGGTTTGTGATGTCACGGCTCAGCTCGCCTGCTATGTAGTCACGCTGGGTAGACAGGATTGCGGGGTTCTTGTTGGAGTTCTCCTGGATGACGGTCTCATTAACGTTATCAGCGATGGAGAGAACCTTTCCGTCCAGCGTGCTCATATTCCGCAGAAGCTCATGTTCATAGCGGTATTTGATATACGCCTTGGCGACCTCATAGACGCCCTCCTCCATCAGCCTGTTCTCGACATCATCCTGGATTTCCTCCACAGAGATCGCCCGATGGAGATTCTTATACTTTAACGCAAGCCTGTTGGCTACACGCTCAGCCAGATTCTCCTTGTTTTCGATGGGATGCAGGTGGTCAACCTCGCATAAGGCTCTGTACGCAGCGTCACGAATCTTAGATTTGTCGAAGTTGACCTCTCGGCCATCTCTTTTGATGACGACCATAATGCTCGACCTCCTTTATAGGGAAATGTTCCGCCAGACATCATTGTCCGGCTTGAAAACGAGGTTTTCGTGGATAAGCTGGTAAACCTGCTCCCAGCCAACAGCCCGGTGCATTCCGTACTTCTTCTCGTCGATGCCTCGATTGTGCGGCTGGTCAAAGAGAATGCGGAAGTAGGGGCCGTTGATAAGGTTGTGAGGCCCGTCATCAATCAGGACATCACCCATCACCATCTGTTTGTTGTGAGCGATGATGATGTGGTTCGCGTCCAGGAACGGGAACAGCTCCAAGATACGCTCGATTTTCACACGACAAGTGCGGTAGTCGGTTGCCGTAACCATATAGAGCTCGTGGCCTTCATCGTGAAGCCGCTTCAGATACTCTTGTGCTCCAGGCATGGGTGTGAGCTTTGCCCACACCTCATCTTCCTGGAGCACGCCGTAAATCTGCTGCTTTGTCAATGTTGGAAAAGCCTTCGAGATATCCCAATCGGTTACGTCCTCAACCAAAGTTGTGGTGCCATACCTTTCGTTCAGGGTCCTGACCCAGCCCTCCAGGAGTGTTTCGGCCACATCGTCCGCATCGAACAATATTCTCAGACGGGTCATGTTCACATCTCCTCAAAAGTAGTCTGGTGCTGGCCGTTCAACTCGACCAGCCACTCAATCACGGCGTTCTGGAGGTCTTTCAGAGACCCGTTGTTGGTTATGTAGTAGTCGGCTCGTACATCGTCCAGCGCCGTTTCGGATGGGTGTGCCTGTTGTTCCAATGTGAGCGGGCTTACGAACCCCTCACGAACAACACGGAGATGCACCGCATCGAACCCGGCGTTTTTGATGTAGTCCACTTCATTCGGGAAACGGCAGTCGGGAACTAAAACATAGTCCCATTCTCCTGGGAAGAAGCTCATGATGTCAGAGATGAAGGACACCCAGTAGTCAGGCCGCTTTGCCCGGATGGCATCCGTGCCGACCTTCTGCAGAAGCGTCCGCCCCTTCTCATCTTTCTCTCCGTCCCAACCGAAGAATGTCTTACAGACGTATTTCACCAAGTCTCCATAGTGGGCGACCAAGACAGAACTGCCGTCTGCCTCCAGAGCGTTTTTGAGGAACCCCGCCGTGGTGTCTTTGCCGTGTCTTGCTTTACCGGAAATCAGAATTACTTTCACTTCTTACCTCCCTTTTGTTTCTTGGAGTACCTGCGGAAACTGAGAACTACCTGCCGGACAGTCATAGGCTCGTCAGGTGGCCGCCATTTCATCTCCCCGCCGTAGTAAAGCTCTCTGACGTTGCAGAAAGCCGCTACGATAGGCTTGTCAGGGTTGTCCACCTCGTGTTCGCACACAATAGCGACCGCCTTTTTACCTGTTTTGGTGAAGTCATCTACCATCCGCTGGAGGCAGAGCCGTTGTCCCCATGGGACTTTGGCTTTACTGTGTTTGACCTCCAGGATTATGTACTCAGAATCACGGTACTCGATTATCCCGTCGATATCGGTTGGGTATATCCCACCATCCAGCTCAAGCCCCTTGAAGTCGATGAGCGGTTTCGTCCGCTTTGGATTCAAAATCCTGCTTTTCATAAGCGACCCTCAAATATTGATGCGAACGTACTCAGGCTGCGCCTTCGGAGGCCCGCCGCTCATGAAGACGAGAAGCATCAGAAGCAAAACCACGGCGAACAGGTATCGCGCCAACTCACCCATGTGCAACCACCTCTCTGCGAGGCATCATGCCGCAGGTGTACCGCTCCTTGCAGAAGCCCATATACCTGCATTTAGGCATGAGGTAGTTGTCAACTATGTATTTCCACTCGTCGGAATACTCGCTAAGTGCCGCACGGTAGTCAGCGAACAGCCCGCGATATTCGTGGTACGCCCTCGTACACATACGCTGGTGGGACATATCAATCAGGTTGCGTAGGTTGCGCTTATCCACCATTTTCGTTTCCATACCCAGCGGCAAGCCAAGTGCGGAGTCCTCTCTTGGAATCTTGAGCTCGTCCAGCTTCTGGAGGGATGTGGAGATGTAGTGCATGAGGTCGTCATAAACCTCAGATGCCTCACTGTTGCCCGCAATACTTGGCGGTGTGACATATCCGAACCCGTGCTCGTAGTCGATGTACCTTGTGCTGGCCTGGAGCCGGGTAGGCGCTCCGCCGATATGCGTATACCACTCACGAATCACTCTGGCGGAGTACCCATCCAGAACGGTGTAGATGTCTGGGAACTCGAATGTCCGTCCATGCTCGTTCTCAAGGCACTCCAACCCACGCTTGTAGTTCTTGTTGTCATCAGTAATGTCGGCTCCCCAGCATATCCCGGCCTCTTTGCCAATCATCGTGATAGGATTTTGGGTGGTGTATTCGCTCTGGATAATTACTTTTCCCATACGTTCCCTCAACTTTCATATGGGGACGGAAGGCTGTAATCCCATATGGAGTGGCTGCCTTTATATTTGTTGCGGAAGTAGTTATGTACTCCGTCCCCTGTAAAATAGGTGTAGTCTTTCGGTAGTACCCTGCCGACCGACACTTCACCATTTCGTTCTGCATTCCATCGAGTCAAAACATCTAACGCAAGGTCATACAGCTCGTCGGCCACTGGCGTATCGTAGTAATAAGCGAACTGATAGCGTGCCGTCACGATTTCTGTGATGGTGTCTCCGCTGAACTTATCGCTGTCTACACGGTTACAGATTGTCCAGGCAACACAGGCTTGCTCTGTGACGCTTGGCAAGCCGCCGCATTCCCGCTGCAATACCTTTGCAACCATGACGACCTCGTCCTCGGTGTAATACATGACCTCTGTGGTGCTCTCCGTTGGCATAACGGTCTCCAACGCATCCGCATCGCCGGTGTACAACAGTGTTGTCACAACGGGCTCCGCATCTTCAATCTCTACCTTAAAGACAGTGGGTGTGGGCTCAGGGCTGGCAGGTGCGTTACTGCACCCGCAGACCGAAACGCACATCATAGCTGCCAGCAGGAAGATAGTGAAAACTTTTTGCATTGTTCTACCTCTCTACTGTCCATGAGAAAGAGCCCAGAAGCTATTGCCAGCTCCAGGCTCTCCATGATTTGTTGGTTGATTCTTACGTTGCTGATTCCAGCGTACCTTTTCTTGCAAGGCTGTTCAGAAACTCATCAAGTTCCTTGGTGTCTTCCGGGGTAAGCCGCTCGTCCCAATCCTTTTTGGGAGGGGCCTTCTTCTTGCGGGGCAGCGTACTCATAGGTTCACGCTGCACGATGGCTGCTATTTCATCAAGCTGGCGCTCGAACTCCTCCATGCTTGGAAGAGGTGCTGTGAAACGGAAAAGGTCGGGTTGAGACCTGGTATCAGGAAAGTAATCGGCCCAATCGTATCGAAGAAGATATTCACTCCCCTCATGCCGCCGCTGTTGCCGTTCACGCTCTCGCCCAGCACGAAGCCGGTCTGCGAAGGTAACTCGCTCTGTTTGACGCCCTTGGTATACGGTGAACTCGGTCTCGATGAAGAATGCGTGGTCTTGTGTCGGTTTTGTGAAAACACGAAGTGCCCCATCGTCCGACTCTGAGATAAGGAACGTCCCTGCATCGAATTGAAACAGGTCGAAATCTTCTAAGAATCTGACGATGACTGGGCTAAATATTGGTGGAGCATTCTCAGCAATGACGTAGATGTCGTACCCCCAATAGACCGACCGGAAATTTTCGATGCTGACCGCATATGCCGCATTATCTCCGAGTCTTGCCATATCGTAGACCTCACGGCTCATCAGGATTCCAATATCATCCCCGCTGATACCTTTCTCTCTGAGCTGCTGCAATGCGGTCATTGCCTGGGTTTCCATCGAGCCATATTCTGCTGCTGTCATGCCTTCACCTCCTTTACCTCCTCAATGGGAGAAACCTTGCACTCGTCTACGATGTGGTCGAAGCACTCACAGCAGAGCCTGAGCTTGATGACCTCGCCGTCATAGCCGCTGCCATATCCGACGTGTCTATGTAATGTGAAATCTTCCTGGACATCCCAGAAATCGAGTTCTTTGCCGCACAGGTTGCACACATTGCTACCCTGCAAGCTACGCACCTCCTCTCAGCAATAAAATCATGGTTTTATATGTGTTTAGGGCTGGGGTCCGCCCTCCCCGGCATCAGGATTCTCGCCACCGCCGTCACCAGGGTCGGGATTCTCACCACCGCCCTCATCAGGATTCTCGGGGTCGGTGGGAACATCGGGGTCTGGCTCCACAGGCTCGGGTGGATGGGGTTCGACATCTCCGCCGACCTCGAAGAAAGCCTCCAGCTCGTCCAGGCACTTGTCGCAGATTTCCTTCTCCCAGAGGAGGTCGTTCTGCTGAGGGTCGTTCCCACGGTAGGGAACCTTACCGCCCTTGTCGCACACTATACGTGGCTTCAGAGGCCGGGCACAGGTGATGACCCGGCAGCGCCGTGGGTTCTCGATGATGGTCTTACAGCGGTCACAAACGATACACTTCATTGGGTGCCTCCTTACTTTATTGTTGTGCCAAGCACGTTGCGTTCAATCCTGTCATCTACCCGCCGATTCAGCCACATTAGAGCCTCTTCGATATGGGTAAGTGCGCAGGCGTTTTCCCGGCAAGAGAGCTCCCCCGCCTGGAAATTGCGCAGACGGTCTCGAACAATTTCCAGCAGGTCGGCATCCAGAACACCCGGACGAGAGCCAGATTCTTTGCGGCTCCCCTTCTGGAACAGCACCAGCGCCAACGGCTCTGACTCGCCATCCAGTGGGCCGCTTCGGAACACTGCATAGTCATGATAAGCCCCACCAGGGCCGGGAGCACCATCTTTATAGACAGCGTTCAAGTTCTCTCGCTTTTGGATTGTGCTAAGTTTCTGCATAGTCTCGCTCCTTAATAAACTTTCTCATAGTCCAGCATTCTGAAGTAGGCTCCGTCCCGTTCCCAGGCTTTGCAGTAGATGATGTCGCCCTTTTGAACAGGCTCTTTATCAAAAACCTTGCAAAACACAGTAAACCGGCTCTCTTTCCCGCTTCCGATGGACTTTGTGAACAGGCTGTATCCAAACAGCTTGTCGTCACGCTTTCTATGTAGGGGCTTGATGCCGGTAACATACAGCTTCTTCCTGTCTTCCGGCTTATCGGAGGTGTATCCGATATACCCCATGACATCATAGAAGTTGCGAACCTTCGTGATGTCATTCAGGTCTTCCATATGGAGGCTCTTGACCGCATCCTCCGCCCCTCTGAGGATAGACATGACATCAAGAAGTGTGTAGCTTTTGGCTTCTCCGCCAGAGCGGGTCACGCCTACCGCATACTTTTTCACGATAGGTTCCAGCGGAGTGCCGTCAATCAGCGTCTTCTTAATCTGTTTGGCCTGCCCCTTCTTGAACATGGTGAACATCTCCACAATTCGGAACAGCTCACGCTGATTGCCGAACTCCTTGAAGAAGTCAATCTTGATGAGCAGGTCTAACTGCCGGGAATCAAGGCTTGTGCGCTCCTCCATGTCCGCCAAAAGCTCCATGAAGTATGTATACTGCTTAGACTGAGACAGTTCAAACAGTTCGTTGGAAACCGCCTCGCCCACATACTTGATAGAACTCATACCTTTGTAGACGGTCTTATTCTCCCGGTCGAAGAAGTAGCCGCCACGGGACACACCCCATTTGGGATTGGCGATTTTTACGCCATAGACCTTCATCAGTTCGGTGCCGTTGGAGATGTCGTCGTCGTTCTGAGCATTGTTCAGGAACGCCGTGATAAACTCCATGGGATAGTAGTGACGGAAGTAACCGCACAGGTATCCCAGCAGGCAGTAGGCAACGCTGTGGTTATAGCCGAATTGGTACGAGGCGCTGTCCTCAATGATTTGCAGGAACTCCTTGGCCTCGTTCTCGGCGACGCTGCGTTCTCTGGATGACTTGGAGCAATACCCTTCAAGGATGGAGGGTAGGGCGGCATCCAGCCTGTCCTTCTGCTTACGGCCAATAGCCCGTCTGACGTTATCAGCTTCACTGCCGGACAGGCCGCAAATCTGCTGGAGGAACTTGATGGTGTCCTCCTGATAAATCAGGTAACCCAGGTTGTCGGCAAGAAGCTCGTCGATAATCTCAGATGGGTTGTGGTGCTGTTTTCGGGAAAGCAGTTGGTCACGGTAGGACGTGCCGGATGGGCGGATACAGGCCGTGACCAGCGACATATCAAAAATGTTGGACGGCTGGAACTTCTTGAAGCAGTCTGCGGCGAACGCACTTTCAAACTGGAAGATTGCCGTCAGGTTGGAACACATATCCTTCCATACTTCCTGGTCGTCCCAGTTGACCATGTGGGTGCTCGGATACGGGATACCGATATAGTTGCAGGTGTCACGAATGACCTTGACTGTCTTCAGCGCAAGGAAGTCGTACTTCGCCACGCCGACCTCGTGCGCCTCCTCCATATCCATGAGCAGACACGTTTCTCCGTCCTTGACAAAAACCCCATAGTTGTCATCCAGCGTGATTGGACTGATGACCATACCCGCAGGGTGGACAGACTGAGAGATTTTTGTTCCAGCCAGACCGTCATAGTAGTAGAAAACCTCGGGGAAGCTCTTCTTGGCGGCCTCCGGGTTCTCCTCGAAAGCCTTTTTGATTTTCTTGGTGTTCTCGATGGAGTATTTGTCCTTCTCGCCGCCGTTCGCCAGCGCCCGGCAGACCTCATCAATGACGCTCTTATCTGCCAGAGTGCCATAAGCCGCCACACGGGCGGTCTTATCCGCTCCGAACCGGCTGGTGATGTACTCAAAAATCCTGGGACGGTCATCGTAAACTACGTCTACGTCAATGTCTCCGATTTCCTCACGGTCTTCGTTGCAGAACCGGGAAAACACGGTGTGCCACGTCTCGGGGTTCAGGTCGATGATGTCAGTCACATAGGCCGCTCTCGACCCGCCGACAGAGCCACGAGCTGTTCCGATAGCCATACCGTTCTCTTTGCACCAGCGGATGAGGTCGGACATAGAGAGCATAAACCCGCTCATCTTCAGTTTACTGAAAACACGGAGTTCTTCGGCGATTGCGGTACGGAACGCCTGCTCTTGGGACTCAGGAATGATGCCGGAAGCCAGCTTTTCATCGAGAGATTCCCAAGCCCTGGCTTCAAAAATCCTCTCATCCTCTTCCTGGGAGCCATAGAGGATGGGGTACTTGATGGAACCATCCAGAGAGAAGTCCTCGCAGGCCGCCGCAATCTCATTGGTGTTCTGGATGGCGGCAAAATACTCCTCTTCGGTCAAAGCGCCCTGGACGGCGAACATATCCAGCAGTTCATCAACCGTCTTATAAGACAGGTCAAAGGCGTCCTCGTCACCGTAAGACTGCCGCTTCGCTTTGAGCAAGATATTGCGGCACTCGGCTTTATACTTGGAGGAGCTGTGGGTGTCCGTCCCAGCTACCAGCGGGATACCGTACTTCTTCGAGAACCTCGCCAGCTTCTGGTTGAAAGCAATCTGGTCGGGGTGGTTGTGCGGTTGAACCTCCAGGTAGTCGTAGTGACGAAGCAGCCACTCATACCAGGGGTTATCCTCGCTGAGTTTGTTCAGAGGGCTGGCCAAACAGGCGCTGGTCTTGATGATGTTGTCCGAAATCCCCAGGAACTCCTCAAAGGTGATACGGTTGGTGTAGTAGGAATGCGCTTTGTCACTGGAGATAGAGACGAGTTTGTTCAACTCCCGGATTCCGGCCTCGTTTTTGGCGAGCAGAACCGTGTGGTAGTTGTCTCTGACCTTCGGCTCCAGTTGCTCTGTGAGGTAAATCTCAACTCCGTGGACGAACTTGAGTCCCATCTTGTCGCAGTACAGCTTTTTGGAAATCCATCCTCTTGGGAGCCCATGCTCCGTTGAGGCGATTGCGGTGCCGCCAGACTCTTTTACAAGGTCAACGTACTCCTTGAAGTCCGTCGCAGAGTCCAGTAGGCTGTAGTCCGAGTGTACATGGTAGTAAAAAACCGATGTTGGTCTTGTCAACGCCATGATAGCCTCCCTTCGTAGAGTTTCTTCCACACTTCTGGCCCCTTATCTACCGGGCTGTCCTTCTCATCGAGCAGCCCGGCGCCGTCCCATATGTATTCCACGTTCACAAACTGCTTCAGACGGGCTATATTGTGGTCGCTTCGTATGGAAACTTCTTTGTCTAACGCAAAAACCACCCTACAACCCAGTCCAATCAGCAATTTCATCTGATTTGGGTTCAAATGAGAGGTCAGGATGGCCCCGGCGTTGTGGATTTCCCATGTGTCGGCCATCAAAACTGACTTACAACCTTCAAAAAGGATGATTTCGCCCTGTCTTTTGATGTTTTCAAGGTTTTCGGCGAATCCGTAGATGGTTTTCAGTTCTCCCCAGGACATGAAGTAGGTGTATTTTCGGAGATTTTTCTCCTTCCAGTGCTCGTCCAACGTCCTGCCTCCTATATTGACGATTTTGCCCTCTGGACTCCGTATCGGATAGACCAGCCGGTCGGAGAAACTGTCGTAACGAACCTGAAATTTGTCCAAAGACGCCCTGGAGATGCCTTCTTGCTCCCAAACCGCCAATTTGTCAGGTCTCTTCTCATACCGCTCCATGTAGTCATCGCTCAAAACAGTGCTTTTCGCCTGTTTTGGCTTCTTTTTGGGCGGAGAGAAGCGTTTTGCGACCTCTGCCACCGACAGCTTCTTGCGGAATGTCGTTGTCCCGTCGAAACCACTGAACTTTTTCAGCTTTTCGATGGCTTCGGCGTATCCGCACTTGTCGTAGTATCGGACAAACGTCAAAACATTGCCTCCGATGCCGGAAGAGAAGTCGTAAAACGAATTTGTCTCCTTACGAACGGAGAAAGACGGTGTGTCCTCGTCCTTGAATGGCGACAGAGCCCAATATTCACCGTTTTTCTCTGTGAACTCCGTGTACTGCGAGATATAGTCCAGGATATCAATCGACTCTATCAGGTCAGACAGCTCCACACCGTCTCCTCCTTTCGTATGAATTATAATTAGCTTAACAGTCAATCAAAAGGCGTCTGGGGAATGTGCTGCTTGGCCTGCTCATAGCGGATATGGTTGCCGTCAAAGAGCAGGTCTATGTACTCGTCCTGCGTCATCTGCATTCCGTTGCGGTTCACGGTGACACGGAGCTTCTTGTTGCCGCATTCCGCCCCATCGGCTTCGATTTCCTCCGGGGTCTTGTCGGTTATCATGGCAATGGTGGATGCGTTACGGGCAATCTTGGCGCTGTCGGCAAGTTTGCCCGTTACCGTGGCCTGTGCGGCCCCAATCCCTGCGATGTTCATCTCACCGCAAATCTGGTTCTTCACCATGTCAACGAAGCGGCCAAGCTCCTGGTAGCTATCGAATGCGTCGCCCTCGCCTTTGCCTTTGAAGTAGTCCACAATCAGAACGTCAAGCCCCTGCGTGTGTTTTACCTTCTTGACGGCGGTGTAGATGCTCTGCTGGTCGAAAGTTGGAATGTAGATGTGGGTGAACTTGCGGGTTTTCAGCCACTCCTTAGCCTGCATGATGCGGTTCTTCTCATCCTCGGTGTAATTGCCGGATGTCAGCCGCTTATACTCAATACCGGACAGATGGGCGAGGATTCTGGCTGTGAAAAGCCGTGTGTTCAGCTCGCTGTCCAGATACAAAACGGCGTAATCCTGCTTGAGCAGGTCAACCGCACAGTTGAGGAGCATCATGCTCTTACCCTGCTTCTGCTCCGCCCCGAAGATAAACAGCTCTCCCCGCTCAATGGTGGCGTAGTCGTTCAGAGCCGGGAACTTGAAGGGGATACCAGCATATCCGCCGCCCTGCCGGTTTTCAATCTCCTCCCAGCACTTATCTACAACCTCCGCATACGGGGGAACATCGTTGGCAGCAGAAAACTCCATCATCACATCATCCAGAAGCTGGTAGATGCGCTGCTCAATGTTGTCGCTGGACTTCTGGAGGCACAACTGCTGGCACTCTCTCAACTGCTGGAAAGTATCACGCCGAAAGGCTGCGTCTTTTACGGCCTTTGTCAAGAGCTGATACCCCTCGACCGTGTTGCGAACCAGCGCATCCGTGTTGTCCACGATGGTGTAGAGCTGCTCCGGCGTAATCTCACCGGCCAGATGACGGGTCGCTTCGTTAGTCTCCAGCTCCTGAATGATGATGTAAGGGTCAATTTGCGTGATATCCTTCCGTGCTAAGCTGCAAATCGCTTGGTAGATATACCTGTTCTCAATGTTTGTGAAGTGGTTTGGGAGCAGGTCTTCGGAGTAGAAGGAGTAGTCTGGGTGGTAGAACAGCGTGGCGATGATACCGGCCTCGCAGTCCACTCTTGCAATGTCTTCGCTCGCTCTCATGCGTCATCACCTCTTCTTCTGGGACAGCTTGTAATACTCACAGTGGCCGTTCATCTCGCAGAGGTGTGTACATCTGAAATACTCGATGTCCGGCTTAAAATCCGTCTCCGCCGTTATCCTTGCCACACTTTCCTCCAGCCACTTCTTGGACTCGGCGTATGCCTGCTCCTGGAATGGCTCTTCAATGAAGACTGGTGCCCGGAAACAGTTAAAGCACAGGCTTTTCGGCGTCTTGCCATACTCCTGTTCAACTGCGGCGGAGTAGATGTAAAGCTGTCTCAAGTATGCGTCGAGCTCTCCGTCGGTCTTGGTCGGCTTTGTTCGGGTACTCCTCGGCTTTAACGTTCTGGACTTGTTATCCACAACGTAGAGCTCTCCGTCTTTTTCGCCGAGGTAGTCAATATAACCCACAAAGGGTATACCGTTCATGTTGAAGTCAACACGTTTCTCAACGGCAACCATATTGTAAGGGAACGGTGCGATGTTTCTGATGTAATTGAGACCACTCTTGAAGTAGTTCCCAAAAACCTTGGGGTTTGGAGCTCGTCCTTTGACACGGCTTTTGAACTCTCGCAGATAGATATCGCACAGCTCATCCCGTGTCTTCTCGCCCAGGAAATAGAGCTCTATGAGCTTATGGACGAAGGAGCCATAGTCTGAGAAAAACATATCCTTACCGTGAAGGTGCCGGATATATTTCAGATACCACCTGTACGGGCAGTCATCAAAAGCCTTGATGCGGGAGTAGCTCCACACCATATCCTCTATCAGAGGTGCGTAGCTTATCTCTCCCATGAGCCGTCTCCCTTAAAACGGGAGACGGTTGTCGTCGAGCTCGCCATCATCGACGCCGGGCTTGGGCTCATCAGGAGGGGCAGGACGGGAAGAAGAGGACTCTCCATCGGTCTCGAAGGAGAACATCTTGAAGTTGGTATATGTAACCTTCTTGTCCTTGTCGTACTTGGTGGACACATCCACGTCGCCCAGCTTGATGCGGTCGCCCTCTTTTAAGCGGGCCGCTTTGCTGGCGGCGACAGTACCGATGGCCAGCACGAAACCGGAGAAATCCTGCTCGTACTCATCTGTCTTTTTGTTCTTGCGGCTGATGGACATACGCAGCTTTGTGCTGGTGTCGCTCATGGGAGTAACCTCCCACACTTTGGCAAATGCGCCGGTACGGAATCCCATTCTGTATCACTCCTTAATCTTGAAAGTCTCTTTGAAGTCATCCAGCAGCTTGGCCGCCAGAGTGGACTCTGTGATGGCGAAGTAGTTGCCGCCCTTTGCGTACTTGGACACAAACTTCTTCACGTCCTCGGCCTTGGACTCATTTTCCTTCAGGAACATCTTGACCACCTCGTCAAAGGTGCCGATAATCTGTTCGGCAATCATCTTATCCTCCGCCGCTTCTGCCGCACGCTGCTTGCTGCGGTGGGCATCGGGGTCGTCGTCCGTGGTTGCCACGTTGAAATACTTGAGCAGAAAGTAGCGGTCAGAGTACGTCAGACCAGACCCAAAAGCCTGGGAGGCATCCGACTGCTGGCCGACCAGCGTCCAGCCCACCACTACCTTCTCCTCCGGGTTGTCGTTGTTGACCCACGTCCAGGTCATGTCGGCGCTGACCAGTACCTCGTTGACGTTCTCCTCGTAAATTTCGCCGCCCTTGGTGGTCTTGGTCTTCTTGTAGGGATAGGGCTCTACCTTTGTCGTGCCGCCGACGATTCCGGGAACCAGAGACAGGTGATACTTATCCATGAACACGGTAATCTTGGCCAGGATTTCCTCCTCGGACACATATGTATAGCCGTAGCCCCGCTTGTTCTTCTGGATAACCTCGACCTGCTTCCTGATTTTCGCTAACTTTTGGTAGATATTCAGTTGCTCTTGTTCTGCCATTGTCACACCTCCATGAAATATGTGGCTTCCATGTCGGCAAAATGCAGGAGTACAGCGAGCTTGCTGCGCTCAAAAATCTTGCCGACAAAGCCGTTTCCGCCTTTAACGGCTGTGTCCCAGCCGCCCATATGGGCACGGATTGCCAGAATCTCTTCCGGCTCCAGGTGCATGAAGTTCTGAACGATAATGATGGACTTATCCGCGTGCTCTCCACATGGGAATTTCTCGTCAATCTCGTAGACTTCCTTCTTGTACCACTGCCCGGTCTCCTCATCTTTGGCGTTGCGGTATCCCTTCTTGTAGAAGTTTACCTTGCAAACGTCGTGGAGCAGAGCGGAAACAGCGATGGTTTCCGGTGAGTAGGTGTCTTGCAGGCCAGCCTGCTCGACATTCCTCTTTAAGCAGTCGTAGACATTCAAAGAGTGCTGGAGCAAACCGCCTTCGTGACTTCCATGGAACCGGGTCGATGCTGGAGCAACGAAGAAATCCGATTCGGTCAGCCACTGAAGCAAACTATCTGCGCCCTCTCTCGTAATAGTCTCGCTATACACATTGAGAAACCTCGCCTTTAACTCTTCCAATGGTGCATTCAAGGACAACCCTCCTTTCTTTCAGACTTATACGATACGCTTTTGCGTGTTGTATTTATTATAATTATGCTTATATATGTAAAAGAGAGGCCCGCCTGAGCGAGCTCTCCTTGCTGCCTTGTTCAGATGGAGAACGCCAGCTTCCAGCGCTGGTAGTCCTCGGTGTAGTCCAGTTCTTTGCGGTTCTGAAGGTGCGAAACTTTGATGCGCTTGTTGACCCCTTCGATGCGGTAGGTCTTCCCGGACATCATATCTGCGGCTACTTCGGAAAAGTCCACAGGAAGACCAGCTCGTTCCCGCTCATACATCCGATAGAAAAGCCCGGATATCCAAACCCGGAAGTAGCTGAGTTTGACCTCGCTCTTGCCCTGGTCTTCCGCATCTTTCATTCTTTTGGACAAAGTGGTGCGGACTGTGAGCAGCTTTGTGCTTGCCCGAATACCGCGCATGATATTGTCACCGTCTACCCTGGGACGCATGACTGGCTTTTTGTAGTTGGGATGCCGGTGCATAAACTCGGTCAACTCCACGGACTGGTGGAAGGCTGGGAGGGACTCCCTATAAAGCGGATAGCTTGTGCCTTTGAAGCTGATACATTGCTCCGAGAAGGAGACATCAGATGCCTTGACCAGAACCGTATCCTCTTCTTTGATACCGGCATACGCCATCCAGTAGTAACAGCGGTAGATGTTGTCTATCGTTCCGTCTTGCTCTGGGTCAAAAACTTCATCCAAGCATCTCTGGAGATGAAGTGGGCTTGACACCATCTGCTTGCGAATCTTATCCAGCCCAACCATGGTGATGTTGAGCATACCGTCACAGGCATCGGACACCTTATTGGCGATACACCACCGAACGTACTCCTTGAGAATGTTCATAGCCACCCACTGACTTCGCATACGCAGCGCCATGACCCGGTCGATAACCGGCTGCAACTCCTCGGCAGACTTGGTACACAGGTCGGCCTGCCACCCCTCTTCATCCAATGAAAAAGAGTTGAAGATAGTGGTGGCGACGTTGGCCGTGTTAATGCTTTGCGTATAATCTCTGATAAACTTGGTCTTCAGTTCTTCGTTATACATGAAAGACAACCTCCTACTGATATGTAGAGCTGCCCGCTTACACAGCGTTCAGCTTGGCTGCCTTTTCCACCAAAGCCACAAGCATGGAGATGTCCAGATAGGAGATGGCACTGTTCGCCAACAGGCTGGCTGCGGCGACCTGTTTCATGTACTTCTCAGGAAGCGTAGTTACATATTCTCCGAGCATTTCCTTGGGGATGCTCTGGGGATTTTCACACAGCACCATACTGTCGGCCTTCATCCCGCTGCCCTTGGCGTCAACAAGGACGTGGGTCGGCTGATTCGTCTTTTTGCGGACGCTCGTAAAGGGCAGGACTACAACGTTGGGGCTGTATTTGTTTCCGACATTATTCTGGAAAACCAGCGCCGGACGGTATTTCCTTTGGACACTGCCCGCTCCATCGAACTTGACCATGTAGACCTCACCAATCAGGGGATGACTGCTGCGTGTTGTGGTGCTCATATGATACTTACTCCTTCGCTTCAATTATGTTGATGCCTGGAGTATAGCATATTGAGGCCCCGCCTGTCAACTCAATAATAAAAAATACATGAAAAAATTTTAGGCGGCGATGAGTTTGTATGTGATTTCAGGCTCCGTTGCTCCAGAACCGCCACAATACACGGTCAAAATCGTACCAAGAACCGTAGTCTCGGTATCAATTTCGATGAACCGTATTCTGTCAAAACAGATGGTGCTCGCCCCGGACTTTAAGCAAATCAGGCTGGGATTTTCGCATATCAACATAATTGGGAAGTGCATCCTGAGTTTGCAGGGGTCTGAGACACAATACCAATCTTGGTTTTCAGAGTAGTATGTGACTTGCTTGGGCTTGTTCCTTTCACAGTATTCCTTCAGTTCCTTGACCGATACCTGTTTTCTCATGCTGTAGTAAAAACCTCCATTGATTTATCAGTCTCAGCATGGTATACTACAGGCGGTTGGGAGTGAGTGGTGTCGCTCCCAGGCCGCCCAGCAGTCATGCCGGGTTGCGGCGCACTGTCGTCTTGTTTTCGTTCATGGGGCAGTGCGCCCTTTCTTTTCCTCTTGACAGAAACTAAGGTTTGTGTTACTCTACGAAAGGAAACTCTTGTTTGCCTGCGCCGATTATGCTACCACAAATCTTGGCCCCTGTCAACAGGGAAAAATACAGTAAATTTTTGGAGGGATACTAAATGGACTTCGGTCAGAGACTAAAGAGCTTGCGCCTTGAGAAAGGGTATACGCAAAAACAGCTCAGCTTAGCCGTCGGCGTATCTGTTGTCGCTCTGAGGTCTTGGGAGAAGAACACGAAGAAACCGGCAATGGATACCTTGCTGTCACTGGGCCGGACACTTAGCGTTTCGATGGACACGCTACTGGACTTTCAGCTTGGCAACGTACCAAAGTCCAGTTTGGTATTGTCTTCGGCAGAGAAAGGACTGCTGAAAAAATACCGGGTGCTTGATGACCACGGGAAGAAAGTCGTAGATACCCTGTGCGCCATCGAAGCAGAGCGAGTCTCCATCCAGCAAAGACC